CTCTCGGAGAAGTAGGAACCTACGCTGCTTTCGCTCAATTGAGTCGGACGGAACTAGGACCGCGGACGTCGCCTCGAAAGGGGACTCGCTCTTCGGTACTAGGCCCTGGGATTAGGAGTATCTTCGGATCTCCTTGGTCCACTTCTCGGTTGAACTCGAGTGGTAGGGTAGGATCTGAGGGGTTTGGGAACCCTCAGATAGATGGGTAAGCCTCTACTTCCATAGTTTAGAGTGAATTATCACCACTCGACGCTATTTGGTCGGCTTATTACCCTGGGTAGAACGGCTTGTAGAATTGCAGGTCGAACCAAGGGAACTCCCTGGACTACCTAGCGACCCTCTTTAGACATGGATAAGCTCAGAGCATACCTTTCAGAAATTGTAAAAGGAATCTCGCTCCGAAACCCTAGTCACTTCTATCCACGAACGATCCGGTCAAAGGGTCGGGCAGTTGGAACTGCCTGAGTCCCTAAGACCCCTCGGAGTGGTAGGATGGCTCGCCGTCATGGACGGCTTCGGAAAGGTCAGCTCGACTCCGTCAAACGAATCGAACTACTTATTCACTGCCTGGGATGGACGCGGTCGGAATATTTTTCCGACTATCACGTATGCCTAGAATCGGTCTCAGGCTACCTGCTTAAAGTCTCACGTGTTTGGATCTCTAGGGGTAAACCCCAGGCCATCGCATGAGCCCGTCGGGTAAGAGAAATCTTCATCCAATGGGTGGCCACTGGCCAACTTAAGCGGCGAAGTCGCTCTCACCGTAAGGCGTGACGTCTCTTCACCTCAGCCCTCGGTAGTCGTAACAGCCGGAAGAGCCCGGAACCTTATCAGGTTCGCTGGATGCTCACCGTACTGACACTTCTGAGGGGCGAGCGCCTACCGATCTCGATCGATACTTCTTCCATTACTCAACCGGGAACGGGTAATCCCCGTCTCCTGGAGATTTATGGGAATCGTACTCGGCAGTTCTGGGCGCGAGTTAAAATAAGGACAGGCGACGTTCACCCACGCCGGGAGAGTGCTTGGCGGGGTTATCACCTGACAACTAAGAGAGGACCCGGTGGGGGGCATGCCCTCCTCTGGGCCCTATTTGACTACTTCTCGCTCCCTGGGGAGCTGAAGGAATCACTCCTCTTCGTTGGGGGGGAAAAGATTAGGGCAACTTTCTCTTTTCTCGACCGGTACGCAGGGTTCTTCCGGTTTATCCAACGGCTAATTGCTCCTCTCGACTGAGATAGGTCGTGGGACGATTGGTCGTGGGGGTGTTCCCCCTACCGGCGCCTTGCGGGGATCCCAGATAAGTGGGGAAAGACTAGGGTGGTTGCGATTCTGGACTATATGTCTCAGACTGTACTCCGCCCTGCTCATAACTTCATGTTTCGGATCCTTAGATCAGTACCGCAGGATTATACCTTTAACCAGGACGGG